TATGCAGCTACTGCAGAAGTACGAAGTGCTAACAATGCAGTGACGCAATCATGGGGAATGCTACTTAATCGTGCTGTCATTGCTACTAATCGCCGTATTGAAGAAGCAGGCATGCATACGAAAGTGCTCCCAATTAACATGATTCACGATGCAGCATATTTTTTAGTTAAAGATGAACCAGAAGCTATCAAGTTTTTGAACGATACCTTGATTGTGGAAATGGGGTGGAATGACCATCCATCTATTAAATCTGAAGAAGTCCTTATGCTTGCTGATTTAGAAATTGGACGTAGTTGGGATGAACTAACTAAATTAAAAAATAACGCAACATTGGAAGAAATTAATGAATTATTCAGATGAGCAGCTAGATGCTGTTGAAAAAATGATGGAATTTACTGAATCAGTAAATGATCGTGCTTTTGTACTTACAGGTGCTGCAGGAACAGGAAAAACAACTGTAATTAGACGTTTCATTGAAAACATGTCGAGTGATTGGCGTAATGCCCCTATCTTGACTGCCATGACACATAGAGCAGCAGAAGTATTATTCGATGCTACTGGATACGATACAGATACTACACATAGTGTATTTGGGTTGATGCCGGGGATAGATAAGTATGGAAGAGAAACTTTTAAAGACACAGGTAAGTGTGTATTAAGCGGAGAAGAAGTTATTATTATTGATGAAGCATCAATGATAGGAAATACTCTGCTTAGTAAATTAGCTGAAATGGCTAAAGACATGGACTTAAAGTTGATATTTGTAGGTGATACTTATCAGTTACCTCCAATAAAAGAACGATGCTCTGTTTTCGATGGAACAATTCCTACTTTTAATCTAACTAAGATTTTCAGACAAAAAGGTAATAGTCCTATTTTGGATAAAGCTATCGAATTCAAAGAGTATATGGATGACCCAAATAAACCTTTTCCTTCTGTTGAAACTGTTTTAAATAATGAAGGGCATGGTATTCATACACTAAGTACAAACGAATTTGGAGCAAAATTCATTGGAACGTATTTAGAGTATTTACCTGGAGATCCAATTCATTCTCCGATGTGTACATATACCAATTCATTAGCTAATGAATATAACACTCGGATGCGTAAAGCTATTTATTTCCTCGAAAATACTGTTGAGCCTTTCTACGTAGGAGAACGTCTTATTTCTAACTCCTTAGTTAAGGCAGAAAGGAAAGTACTAGCTTTAAATAATGAAGCTGTATTCGTGAAAATGTACACACAACATGTACATCACGGAGTACATGGACACTTAGTAGTTGTTGAGCGTTCTAAAGCTAAGCGTAATGAGCCTACTGTTACAAAAATATTTGTAGCAAATAACCAAAATGAAGTTAAGGGTGCACTAAAGAAATTAAAGCAAGATGCACGAACTTATCAGCTATACATTAATAAACGTAGGAATCAGAACCACGAGATCACGAAAACTGAAGAGACTAAACGTAAACAGTTATGGCGAGAGTACTTTGGTACTGAAAGATCTTTCGGAGACCTAAGACCACCATTTGCAGGTACTACCCATAAAGCACAAGGGGGTACATACAAAGCTGTATTCATTGATAAGGTCAATATTGATACTTGTCGAGATCCATTAGTAAAAGCACGATTGATGTACGTAGCTTTGACCAGAGCACAAGAGGATGTATACATAAATGTTTAAGTACACAAATAAAAACAATATTAGTTTACCTTTATCTGTATTCATGATGTATGACGATTATGATTACGATAATCGAAAAAATGTAATTAGTGCCACTTCAATTATTCGGCCAATTCGTCAATTAGTATTGGCAAGACAGTACCCAGATACTGCTAAAGAAGTAGATGTACTAGATTTAGTATCTTCTCGTATGGGGAGTGCTATCCATGATGGCTGCGAACGTGCATGGAATAGCCCTAAGAACGTCTCACAGGCTCTTACATCGCTTAACATGAGTAAGGTAGCTGAGAGGATGAAGATCAACCCTGATACCGTCTCAGAGGATGATATTCCTGTTTACGTAGAACAACGACATGAAAAAGAGATAAATGGTTTTATCATTTCAGGAAAATATGATCTAATCCTTAATGGTAGATTATCTGACTACAAGAGTACTTCGGTATGGACGTATATTTACGATTCCAATGCACTGAAATATACCCAACAAGGAAGTATCTACAAGTGGTTAGCTCCTGATCGTATTACTGATCATCATATGGACATTCAGTTCATATTTACTGATTGGTCTTCATCTAAAGCAACTCAGGATACAAGTTATCCACAAATGCGGGTAGCTACAAAATCCTACCCACTATGGTCTACTAACAAAACTGAAGAATATATTAAAAAGAAATTAACTCAACTTACTGAGTTGATTGATGCTCCTCAGTTTGCATTACCTGAGTGCACTGATGATGAACTATGGGCTACTGATCCAAAGTGGAAATATTACAAAAATCCACAAAAAATGAGTAGAGCTACCAGGGTCTTCAACAATGCTGCAGAAGCTGATGTACGTTTAGCTGATGATGGTGGAGTTGGTGTTGTAGTTGAACATAAGGGACAAGTGAAAGCTTGTCAGTATTGCTCCGTAGTAGGAGTGTGTGAACAGGCAAATCGTCTTCTTAATGAAGGCCGCTTGTTACTTTAAGGAGAAAAGAAAATTGAAATGGTTAGCAAGTTTATTTAGTTCAATAATCCCTGTAGCTACAGAGAAAGTAGTAGATGCAGTAATCGATGAAGTTAAGAAGACTACTCATAAAGAGCCTGAGTCTACATCTACAAGGAAGAAACCTGATCTAACTCCTTTTACTAAGCCTCAATTACGCCATTTGCTAGACGTATACGAAAATAGTAGACATGGCGTTAAGACATATGCTGATTTAGCCAAATATGGAAATAATAAGTATGGGTTTAATAAAACACCCCCTACGTATTATCAGAATTTGGATAAATACCGTAAGCAATTGGAGGAAAAGAAGAAGAATGCCTAATTATCACCCTTTATCTGAGCAGATTGTTGATGTTTTAGTTAAGAAGGTTAACAACAGCAATCGACATTATTTCAGAATTTTGACTGCTTATTATTTAAGCAAAGTAGCATCTATGATGCGATGTAAAATTCAGACTAAAGAGAGAGGTGATATTCCGGTAAATACATACGTACTAAATTTAATGCCTAGTGGTGCTGGTAAAGGACACTCTACTAACATTATTGAGCAAGAGTTCATTGGGCCATTTAAGAAGAAATTCCTAGCTAAGGTATTTCCTACACAGGCTGAAGCTAACATAGCTAATTTAGCTAAAGATGAGGCAGCAGATAGAATCGCTAATGGTTCAATTCTCAGTCAGGCAGAAGAAGAAAACATTGCCCTAGAAAAGTTGAAAGCACAATTTGATAGGTTAGGTGAACTAGCATTTAGTTTTGACTCTGGAACAGCTCCTGCGGTTAAGCAGATGCGTGAGAAATTACTTTTAGCTGGTGCTGGATCTATGAATCTGGAACTAGATGAAATTGGTTCTAATATGTCTGCCAATGTGGATGTACTAAATACATTCTTAGAGTTATATGATAAAGGCTTTATTAAGCAGAAGCTGATTAAAAATACTGCTGAAAATATACGCAGTAAAGAGTTGCCGGGATATACCCCAACTAATCTAATGATGTTTGGTACTCCAACCAAATTATTAGATGGTGGACGTACTGAGGATGAGTTTAAACAATTTCTAGAAACAGGATATGCTCGTAGATTGTTATTTGGGTACACCCATGAAGCAAATCGACCTAAACAATTAACTGCTAGAGAACGCTATTTGCAGATGACTGATTCTACTCTTGAAGTAAATTGTCAGTATATTTCTCAGTTATTTGCTAGTTTTGCTGATCGATCTTTTAATCATATTGTTCATATGTCTGAGGCTGATTCGATTTACTTAATTGAATACCAGATGAAGTGTGAAGAATTAGCTGATCAGATGAAAGATCACCAAGCTATCCACAAAGCTGAAATGATTCATAGGTACTACAAGGTACTTAAATTAGCTGGTGCGTATGCATTTGCTGATGGTGCCAATACTATGACTACATCTCATATTGATAACGCGATTACATTAGTTGAAGATTCTGGAAGTGAATTCCATAGACTAATGGAGAAGAAAGGTGCTTATGAACGTCTAGCTAATTATCTAGCTGATATTGGCAGAGAGGTTACTGAACACGAGATGTTAGAGGATCTGCCATTCTATAAAGGTAATCCAGTAGTACGTAGAGACATGATGACATTAGCTATGTCTTACGGGTACAAAAATAACATCATTATTCAATCTAGAGAGATTGATGGGATTTCATTCTATAAAGGAGAAACATTACAAGAATCAGATTTGACCCATATGCATGTTGGTATCAGTAATGATATTACTACTGGGTTTAAAATTCAGAATCCTGATTTTGATGATCTACATAAGCTAACTACAGCTCAAGGATTTCACTATACTGCTCACGGCTATGTTAACGGATATCGTAAAAGTGAGAATGCAATTCCCGGATTTGACCTAGTTATTTTAGATATAGACGGGGATATCTCTATTGATAGTTGCAAGCTGTTAATGGAAGATTATGTGTATTTGATCTCCACTACTAAAAGACATTCAGAACAACAAAATAGATTTAGAATGATTTTACCGTTAAGTCATTATCTTAGGCTTAATCATAAAGATTACTCTAAATTTATGGAGAATGTCTTTGAGTGGTTACCATTTACTATTGATGAACAAGGTAAAGATGCTGCTCGTAAATGGGAAACTTTTCCCGGACAGTATGAATACAACATGAATGGTAAAACATTAGATGCAACACTGTTTATTCCCCAAACTAAAAAAGCAGAAGATACTAAATCTAGTTTAGATGCTAATGGACTAGGAGCTATGGAACGCTGGTTTAAGAACCATACTACTAGAGGGAATAGAGCAATTATGACATTTAGATATGGTTGTGTATTGGTAGATAACGGAGTTCAGTTAGGAGAACTAATTGAACAAATTGAGAAATTTAATTCTGAATTGGAAGATCCACGATCTGATGAAGAATTACGGAATACAACAATAAAATCATTAAGTAAGAAAATACAAGGGATTTAATATGAATGATAATTTAGTTCTGTTGGCTGGTAAATCAGCCACAGGTAAATCTGCTGGACTCGCAGGATTGCAAAATCCAGAAGGAGTTATCTACTTAAATTGTGAGAATGGAAAGAAACTCCCATTCAAAACTAAATTTAAAGAGTTTACTATTACTGATCCTCAGCAGGTATACCAAGCTTTTGCAGAAGCTGAAAAGATGGATGATGTACATACTATTATTATAGATAGTCTCACCTATCTCATGGATATGTATGAAAGTACTAAGGTACTGACAGCGTCTAACACCATGCAGGCATGGGGTGATTATGCTCAGTTCATGAAGGTATTAATGTCTCAGGTAGTAGCTTCTTCTAGTAAGAATGTAATCTTCACTGCTCATACTTCAGATGTATTAAATGAGTCTGAAATGATAAATGAAACCGTAGTTAAGGTTAAAGGTTCTCTGATGAACCAAGGTATTGAGAGCTTTTTCTCTACAGTAATTAGTTGTAAGAAAATGCCTCTATCTAAAATGGAAATTGCTGATTCTGATTTATATGCTATTAATGAAGAAGAGGAATTACTCGGC